TCGTTGAACCGGTTGGAAATATCAGCATCCACAGTCTGCTTCTCGCCCAGCATATTCAGCTTGAACAGGGCCTTGGACAGAGCCGACATGATAACCAGGTCCACATACTCAGTCGGCACATCGCAGCAAACAGACGTAGTGGCCGCAAAGGTAGCATTGTTCACGTCTACGTTCTGTACGGCAGTTGCACCAGTAATAGTCACGGTAGCCGTATCGGCAGTAGCCGTAATACCGGAGCCGGTGAAAGCGTGGGTAAGAGCAGCCGCAAGGTTGGTAGCATTGGTAGCAGCCGTAACACTGGTGACAAAGAAGATACTGTCATCACTGGTCTCAGCACTGGCACGGGCGTACACATTGACAAAGCGGTTGCCCATCCAGACGCGGAAGTACTTGCCTGCAGTAGGCTGACCAGTGAACAGAATGGTATTCACATTGTCATCAGCGGTCATCTCATCCGGCTTGCGGATAAAGTACAGATAGGCCGCATTGTTGGAAAGAGCAGCTGCGCTGGCACCAACAAACATGTCCAGATACTCGCCAAAGTGACAGGCCGAATAGCTGTAGTCATAGTTGCTGTTCAGGCGGTATGAGTGGACTTCATTGTCCGTGACAAAGGGAACAAGCTCCCCGCTGGCAAGAACCAGTTTCTTGAGCTTGCTGATTTTGTCCGGGGCATAATCACCAGCCAGTGGAATGGACGTAACACCTGCAGCAGCAGTAAGGGTAATGGCCTTTTTGGTCCCATACCAGATGTCGCTGATACCGGAAAGCCGCACAAATACATCAAACTGGGCTGTGTTCAGCCAGCTGTTAAGCTCGGCCTCACTGAACTCCTCAACCGTCATTTTGGCCAGACGGCTGCGCAGGTCAGAGCGCAAAGACTTGCGTGAAATATCACTTAATGCCATGATAATCTCCTACTTGAAATGTAAGTGTCGGGTATAGTTGTTGACGATATCCTGAAGGATAGCCGCATATTTCTGCATAAGCACACCATACTGCTGCCACTCTTCTTCCTGGGCACGGCCCATGGCGGCGGCATAATACACAAGTGCATCCTCAAATTCTTCCGGCAGTGTGGTGGTATCACTATCTCCGTTTAAGGCGGTAGGCTCTTTGATATAATAGAACTTTAGCTTGCCAGTACCGGCCCCACCTGTAGTCGCGGGTAGCCAGTTAATGTTGGTACCGGAAAGCCAAATGATAGGACTATCTGCTGTTCCAATCAGGCTATTGGTAGTTGCCATAGCAGCCACTTCAGGGTTGACAAGCTGCATAGCCTTGTCATCTGTACCAGCTCCATCTGTGTTCAGTGTGGCATAACAGAACTTGTAAAAGTCTGTTACTAATCCAGCCATGTCGGCAACCGATACGGCGGCAATAGACGGATTGTAACAGGTAATCAGGTCCTTAAGGCACTGCCATGGGACCTTTCTGGCTATATCCCGTTGGGCTTCGTTAATCCATGCGGTAATCTCTGCCTTGGTCGGGTCTGTGCCCGTACCAGGAGTGCCTATCTCAAGGATATTGCCCACATTGCCAATGAGTGTAGATAATCCAGTCTTAGCCATGTATCACCTTGTCAATCTGCGGGTAAATAACATCCCAGCTATACCCATCCACTACGATCTTGCGGTATACTTCAGGGGCATACGGTTCATCCAGTATGGCCTGCAGCATCTTCATGTCACCAAATGTACGCCCGGGGTAGATGTCTCCTGCACCAATCCAGTCATACACCAGCGGCTTCAAGCCTGCAGCCATCCCTTCCATAATAACTACCCCGTGGCTCTCCCTTGGGCTGGTATTCAAGATAAAGGTCTTGTCTGCAAAGAAACTGTTCAAGTCGTACTGCCATGTGTACAGCTTCATATTGTCAGGCAGCTTGGTGTTAAACAGCTCTGCAATGTCATTCTCCTGGAACTTGCCTGCCACATGGAACTGATAGTCAGGCAGGTTGTTGGCCAGAAACATCAGCAGCTGTGCGCCCTTCTTGTTGGTAATGTACCCTGCCCATGCAATATTGTTGTTGCGTTTCTTGCCCGGAGCAATCTGCATCAGGTTGGTATCAATCCCGTTGGGGATAACCACTGAATTGGTCAACTTGTAGCCAAGCTGCCGTTCCAGATAATCCCTGATATGCGCTCCCACAAAGACAACCTTGTCAAAGGCCATATAGTCTATGTGCAGGCTGTTCTCCTGAAACACTTCAAAGGCGTGTACCCTTAATATCTTGCGGGCATCGCACTTGAACCTGGACAACTCTGCAGCATAAGGCCCTGCCCAGTCACACCAGATATACTTGGCCTTTTCAGCCAAGTCCGCGTTAAACCCCTGTGTAGACACGAATACGGACTTACCTTCTGCTTCCAGCCGTTCTGTAATAGGGTTCAGGAAGTTCAGGTTGGAAGACATGAAGTAGTAGTCACTGGGCCTGTCTACAAACTGTATGCGCCCAGCGCAGCTATAGTCCTGGTGCTTGCGGTAGAAGTAGCCAAAGTGATAAGGCACAACCAGATACTTGTTGCCGCTCTGCACATACTTTTCAATGTACTCTCTGTCCACGCCTTTGGTCAGGGCTTCATTGAAAGGATTAGCTGCCAGATACTCACGCCTCCACATACCTGTAGGTATGCGAGTCATAAGAACATGGTTGTCTGTCTGGTCCTGAAATGCGGTCATGTAACTTGTGACCATCTGATAATCCATCCGCTCTGCAGCAAAGCTATACAGCGTCTGCGCATAGTCGCGGCTGATATAATCATCGTCACCAAGAAACATCACCCATTCAGTATCAGCAATCTCCACGGCCCTGTTCCAGCACTCCCCTATGGTATGCTCTCTGCCAATATTGGGGATAATGATTACTTCACAAGGCATGGTCTGATTCTGAGCAGACTGCACGGCGACCTGCACCCAATCAGGATGCAGGTCACTCCGCGAGTCAATGATAACTATACTTGCTTTCTTATCTGTCATTGGTTTCCCTTAGTATCCGGTGCCATTAGAAACAAGATTGGCCTGCGACTTACGCAGGATAATGGTGTTGGTAATGGTTTTCTTGCTGGATTCAACGGCAGCATTGTAAACACCAAGTTTGTAATAAGGTGCAACGCCTTCAACAGAAGCATCCCACTTGTACACACGAGTGGCCAAATCAAGGTCACGCGCAGCCGTACTATCGGGGATATTGGTATTGAGGGAATAGAAAGTTCCACCGGAATTGGGCGAAACGTATACAGCCAAATGGCAGCTGCCGGAAGTGTCAGTGGCTGCTGTGTTGGCAATAATAATGAAATCAGCCCCAGGCGGGATGAAATCAATCTCACTGCCAGTACGCGTGGTTTTGCCTTTACCCAGCGCAATTGTTTCAGTAGCAACAAGGAACTCACCGTTCTTGCCACTGGTAGATTTGGTCCAAGCCATATAAAACTCCTTTAAATGCGGGGGGGCAGCAGATGCCACCCCCCACGGTTATGACTTAGTTGAACTGCAAGAACATGTGCTTTTCAACCATAGTGACACCGATACCCTCATCGGTGAAATACTGGTCCTTGCGGCCATCACGGTCGTTGTCCTGGATGTTGGTCTGGTACACCGCGTTACGGTAAACCACACGCTGAACATTATCAGGGTCAACCACCAGCATGGAGTTGGTGTACGGATAGTAGCTGAAAGACGGGTCCAGAACCAGATTCCAGGTACCAAACGGATGCGTCAGTTGGCGCACGTTGAAACCAAAAGAAGTGGTCTTGGGGTCACTCAGCTGAATAGCGGCACCACTGCGGCCCAGGAAGCTGTCAGGCCCAACCTTGCTCATCTCAGTCATGGCATGATAGCCGACAAAGGCGAACAGTTCGGAACCGACATTGTAGTTGTTCCCGTAGAACGCTTCCATGTCAGCAAGAAAAGCGTTCATGTCATAAGAAGCCCACTGGCGCTGGAAGTACTGCTTGTCGGCAGCACCATAGGTCTTGATAAGCGGAATAATGCCCATCGTGGTACGGACCTGGGTGGCACTGTCAGTAGAAATGCCCATATTGTCGGTCAGATGGCCCGTGGTAGAGGGCGAAGCGTTGCCGTCAATACGCCAGCCAAACAGGGCGGTCTTGTTGAGTTTCATCTTGTGTTCACGGAACTTGTCCTGACGAAGCCGCTCATACTCACGGGGATAACCCTTCAGGGTCATATCCATAAGAGTACCAGAAAGCTCCAGCGGAGTCTTGACAATCTGAGTGGAGTTCCACACAGTCTCAAGCTCATCCGACCAGGCCGAGGGGCTACGACCATTCTCATTATAGGCATTGCCGATAATGGTGAACGGGTCACTGTCGGCAAGGTCAATGGTGCTGGCAGCAGGAGTCAGATACTTCAGGTCAGCGCCATTGGTGGTGTCATAGTCAACAACAATAGCCACTGCAAGAATATCATTGGCTACACAGGTATGGTTAGTGCCGGAAGCATCCGCACGGGTACCGGCGGTACCACAGCGGAACTCAAGAATATCACCAACGGTAATGTATGCGCAGTTGGTGGAGTCGCCGCTGTCCTTAAGGACAATATCAGCCACTTCACGAGACGAGGCACCGGACCAGTCGCAGGCATCCTGCACATAACCGGTCATGTTAATCCATTTGCCACGGTGTTCAAAGCACTTGAAATCAGGGTCTTTGGTCTTTACGGTGGCCAACTTGGCCGCGAAGGTAATAAACGGGGTCACTTCACCATAAAGCTCCTTGACCAGATTCTGGTTAAGGTACAAATCCCGGCGGTCGGTCCACATCAAGTGAGTGTAAGACGCACCAGGAAGGCTGGTTTTCACGCCAGCAGTCCAACTCTGAGCCATAAGGCCCTCCTATATCATTTTCCAATAGTCCATCTGGGTCCCCTGCGTTTGGCAAGACTGCTGTTGAAGTAGTCGTCATCGGTCAGGGGCTGGGTATTAACACCAGCGGGGATCTGAGTGACATTAGGAGGTACAGCTGACTGTTGAACCTGTCTGATTTTGGAGGCTAACATGTCCTGCGGACTCTGCCTGGGCTGCTCCTGCTGAACAGGAGCCTGTGTCTGGGCCTGGCTAAGTGCGCCAAAGAGCATGTATAGGTGTTCCAAACTCAACCGCTGCTGTCCAAGAGCTTGGGGGCCTTTAGCTAGAAAGTCAAGAAACATCTCCTTGGCTTCCGGTGTCAGCTCCTGATGAGACTGCTCAAAAGCCTCAAACTCCTGCCTTACAGCGGCATCACGCTGTCTCTGTTGTTCCTCTTGCATCTTCTGCCGCTCCCGCTGCTCCATAACACTCAGCACCTGCTGAGTCACAGTTTGCGGCAGAGATTGTACATCACCAACAGCATTTCTTACGCTTGCGGCCAACATCTGCTGATACCATTGCCCACTGGGTGTGCTTGGGTCATAAGCATCCAGCGGGTCAAAGTCAGCTGGCCTGGGCGGTAACTGCTGTTGAACTGCCTGTCCGGGCTTAGAATTTCCCGTCAGGTATCCTTCAACCGTACTCAGGAGTTCCGGGCTTGACGCGATAGCATCCCTGAGATTCTTAAGCTGCTCATAATCAGCATAACGTTCTTCAGTTTGCTTAACGCGCTCTTCCAGTTCAACCCGCTTACGGTCATGGTATGATTGCAGATCGGCGTACCGTTTCTGCCAGTCTACGTTCTTCTGGGCTGCAGGCTGCGCTTCCTGTCCTTGCGCCTGGACAGCGCCCGTTCCAGAATCTGCAGGTACTGACTCTTCTTCGGTATATAATAGATGATCTGCAGCTAAGGTATCTTCTTCTTCAGGAGCGGTGTACCAATCAAACCCACCAGTCTCCTCTGTCGGCTGTTGCTGTACTTCTTCTTCCATGTTTTCCTTCCAGTCCCTTATAGGGGTGCTGTTATTTTGATGGCGACTTGCTTGCCTTTTTCGCCTTGTCTATTTTGGCTTCCATCTTTACTTCCTTCTGCGTCAATCGCAGTTCGTCAATAGCGTTCTCCAGGTCCAGCATCCGCTTGTCGTACTCGGCCTGCAACTGCAGCTGTTTGGCTGCAAGATTGCGGTCTGCCTGGGCACGCTCAACTTCAATCGCCTTCTGGCGCGATTCGTCATGCAGCTGTTCATTGTCCCTCTGCAGCTGCTTAATGGTCCCTTCCATGCTCTGCATCTGCGCTCTCATCTGGGCCATCATGCCCTTGCGCTGCAGCACACCATCACGGTCAAAGATGTCCGTCTTTTTCAGGACTTCCACATCGTCAATAAGGCCCAACTGGAACGCATTGGTGTAGACTTCCAGCTCAAGGTGCCTGTTGGTTGGGGCCATACTGCCTACAAGTACCTGCACGTCATACTCTCCCATGGCATGGTCGTCAATCCACCCATCCACTTCCTGCGGATTGAACATATCCCCGATGCCAACCTTCTGCACCTGCATATCATATTCATCAGGATTGGTTATGCGGATAACCCGCCCCTTGTCCTTGCGCAGGTAGTACTGCAGGAAACTGATAAGCACAGAGCCAATAATGTCAAGTCCGTAGTACAGATGTTTGGCAATAAGGCCGATACGCCTTGACCCGTATTCATCCATGGCCAACAGACTCCGGTACGGAGTCCTGTCACCAACAGACTGGCTGTCCCCATGGCTAAGCGCAAAGGAACCGGCCACAAACTCCATGTCCTTCTTGGCCTCGGCTTCCAGACTGTACAGTGCATTAGGCAGGGGTACAGGACTGACTATAACGGGAGCGCCAAGAGTGGAGTCAAACTCAATGACTGCACTGGGTCTGGCCCAGTTCTCTTCAACAGTGTCCACATCCACGCTTCCCTTGGGCACAAGTACCTTGGCCGCTGTACTGGCCTGGGCATGAGCAATCATCAGACTTCTGCGTGCGTTGACTTCAAGCTGCAGGCCTCTCATCTTGCGGGTCAAAGACACGCAGTAGGGGTTGCCATAGTGCTCATAGGGGATAGGAACCAGCGGGTAGAACCGTGTAGGCAAGACTTCTTCAAAGATAATCTCATCGCCCAGGATAACCGTGCGCTGGATGTGCATGACAAAGGTTTCTTCAATTTCCTGTACAGCCCTAAGCAACTGTTCCGCATCAGGGTCGTTCTCCAGGCTCTTAAGCAGTGCGTCATACTCTTCTTCGTACAAACTGCGTTCCTGGACCTTGCCCTGGGGGTCGTTGTACTTCATCACATACTTCTTGACCGCCACACGCTTCAGGTACTCAATGTAGGTGACGTGGCTATGGTCATCACTCAGTACTTCGTCATAGACTTCAATGTTTTCCTGATTGGGGTTGGAACCTGTATAAGCAGGCTCCCAGTCACCACTGGCCATCTCTTCCAGCTTGTCGGCATACTGCGGGAATAGCACCTTGGCACGGTCAATGCGCACATTACGGGTAATGAACATGCAGGTAGAATCCTGTTCGTCCAGCTCACGGCTCTCAGGGTCCGGCACCACATCCAGCGGATGCACAAACTGCACGTAAGGCATACCCTTGCCGTTGTCAATATACGGGTCATAGCCTATGTAAAGGTATCCCTTGCCCACCATCAACTGGTGAGTCACGGCACGGTCAATCTGCAGGTCCCCCCTGCTCTTGCGCCATACCCAGTCCAACAGCATGTTAAATAGCCTGGCCTTACGATTGTCTTCATCGCCTATAGGAGATACTTTAAACTTGGGTGGCTTGGCTATAATCTGGCTTTTCTGGAGGGAAATCTGCGGCATGATATAGGGAATCTCAAGGGCCGCTTGCCCACGGGCCTGAAGGGCAGCTACCTGCTCGGCGGTCCACTGGCCACCAGGAGTGTTGAACTGAATGTCTTCACTCATGTTGTTACGGTAGGTGGCCATACGGTCACGATGCTGCTGATAAATCTGCAATATCTCTGTTACACGATCATCCAAAGCAAACCCCACTGAAGGTAGAGTTGATTAGGTGGGGTCTGCTTTTTGCTTTATTGCCACCAGAAAGTATGGGAAACCTGTACTTGTTGGAGCTATACGGCCTGCATTTCCTTGAACTTGGCCGTATCACGCAGGTAATTCTTGCAACGGTGGAACCGTGTAATAGGCACATCCTGGCCTATCTGGGCTTCCAGATAATCACAGTGGCCTGTACGCTTGTTGCCATTCCATGAGTGCGGCCACTTGCAGCTCTCGCAGGTTTCCTGCAACTTGACGATATCCATTAGTTTTCCTTTTCTTCTTTCCCGCTGAACTTCAGCAAGTTGACACTGTTGGTGTCTTCCACATGCACAATGCACCCATCTACAATCTTCAGGGTAATCTGCCCGAAATACTTGGGCCGCAGGTGGGCTTCAATCCAGCTCCACAGTGCATTAGTATCTTCAACTACTACGCCCATATTGGAATCCTTAGTTTACCTTTCTTCCAGGAACCATCCAGTCATATATCCTGCGCTTTCTGTGCTGCAGGCCACCGGATGCCATATCCCTGTCTCTTGGTTTCTGCGAATAGCGGCTTGCCAGATATACCGCATCCATCAAGTCGTCATTCTTGCCCTTTGGAAATGTCAGCAGCTCAACTTCCAGGTCCGTGTGCTGCTCCTTATGGTGCATTACCCCGGCCTGATATATCGGCTGTAAAGCCTGCCGGAGCTTGTCTTCCTTGGTCTGGCGGGTACTTACCTTCTCCCCTATAATAGGCAAGTACTTGTTGCGCAAGGCCATCTCTTCCCGCAGCCAGTACCCCATAATAACCTGCATGGCCTGCTCTTCCATCACAATCAGTCTTGGATGATACCGCTCATGCAGCTCAAACACATAGTCCTTAAGTTCATTGGGCTTCAGCATCTTGCGGTCAGCTACTTCAATGTACCGCTTGCCAGATGGCGTATTGGCCATAACCACGATGCCGGTATAGTCTCCACTGGTGCCTGAGCTGGGGTCAATGCCTATAATCACATCCACAGGGTACAGACTCTCAGAATCGTTGTCAATTACCTTTATGTAATTGCCCAGCTCAGAAGACCATCCCAAAGAACCAGCCCACTTCTTGAAGTACTCCCGTCTAAAGTCCGCATTGTCAATGTTAAACGGGATGTTCATGTACTCCTGATAGAACATGTCCATACGGTTAAGTTCCGCATAGGACAGCTTCAGGTTTGCAATATACTCTTCGGTGAACCGCTCAGGCCAAATGGCTGCACCGTTTTCTATCATCTGGTGGAAGATCACATGCCAGCTAAAGTCACGGCCTTCAGACTCGGCTTTCTTGCTGCTTTCCCATAAGTTGTTTAGCCATGAGTCGTAGTGGACAATCGTGCCAATGGCCATGATGTGACCCTTGGATGGGTTCAGGCTCGGCATGACCTGGCCTGCTATCCACTCCCGCACCTTGTCCCGCTGCTCAGGAGTCAGGGTGTTGTTCTCGTCCTCAAAGTCATCCATCAGTATCTTGGTGGGCCTTTTACCATCCACTACGATACCACGGATTGACTGCCCTGCACCCTTGACTTCAATGTAGGTCTTGTGACCTGTGACAGGATTCAGGATGTAGACCTTCTCCTGGCGGTCAATCAGAAACTCCCTGTGGCCAAAGAACAGTTTAAACATGTCGTTATATTTGACCTGCGTGACAATATTACGCAAGTCAGTCACTGCCAACGGAAACGTCTTTTTAATCAGCACAATCACATCTTCTGTGTCATAGGCAATGTCAAATACAGTGCCTACGGTGCTGGCCCAACTGGTGTTATGCGTCAGAAGATAGTCTTGGGTAACATAGATACCGTCTTCTGCGGCCACCTTGATGCACTTGCAATAATCTTTTCCGACATACTCTATGTTAGTTATGGCGTTCTTTGTACGAATGCTGCCTTTCCATTTGGCCATCTTGCGTGACAGTCTGAACGGCCTGATGGATGCTGGAACGCGCGATATAACCCTATAAGACTTTTTGTACTCAGAGCTTTTGTCAAATCGTGTCTGTTGCTCACACTTTGTTGCTGTACCGCCGAGACTGCGTACAAGCTCTATATAAGAATCAACAATTCCTTCGTCTTTCTGGCAAAAGCTGACTTGCGTCCCATCGCTTGAAACACTACCGTCTGTGTCATTGAGGCCCTGCAAAAGCAATTCCCGCTGCTCAACAGAGCCTAATAAGTACTGTTTCGGTATATGTTTGTTACCTAAAACTCCAAGTTCCCTAAGATGACCAATAAGTCCGCATATAGAATACATGTATCTGGCTTTGTTCTTGTTAGCCGGGTAATGCTCCCGTATATAGTCTACAATTTCTTCATCGTTGCTTGCGAAACCGCCGCTACTATTAGTACCATCTCCAAGCCATGCGCCCAATACATAGGGGTCAATACTGTACTGCTTTTCTGAAAACCGGATTGGGGCAACCGTTCCTATAAAGTACCTGCATTCTTCGTATGGACCATAACCGCGTTTGTCTGAATGTTCGGCTTTATAGTTCGCCAATATCTCTTCTGTAGTCTTGGTTATCGGCTTATTGCCAGTATTACTCGGACATGTAACAACCCATCTATGGTCGCCGGATACTGTTACACTTCTATTGTCACGCGTATGAAGCCTATAAGTATCTGTGTACATAACTTCAGATACACCAACTATGCGAGTCGGCTTTCCATCAGAGCCTATCACATAATCGCCAACTTTCAAAGAACCATGTTGAACCCATCCATTTGGGGTCAACGTCAAAGACGTAAGTGTTTGGGCCTTGGCATGACCCCTGGGGCTTATAATGGCCTGTTGTCTTGGCTTCTCCAGAAGGGTCTTGGCAATATCTTTGTGCAGAACACAGTCGGTCTTGTCTGTGATGATGTCCCTGCAGACCACATACCCGAACATCAGCGGGTCTGTCCGCATCTTCTTGCGGTAGCCATCTATCTTCTCAGGCGTTATTCTCACGTAAAGACTTTACCCGTGTATAGCTTGCTCTTGTTAGGAACCAGATGGCCATTGCGCATCCTGAGTACGGCAAACCCCTGTGTCCAGATAGGACTGTTCTGGTGCGGCCCTACGTTATAATCCATGCGGTTGCACATAATACCCAACTCATACCAGTACTTGCCCTTGTATGTGCCATCTCCGGCCTGATGGCTGTGTCCCTGGCAGAGCGTATCCCACGGCCTTTGTATGCGCGGGTAAAAGTAGTCTATACTGTTGGTAATGTTCCTGTAAGGAACTCCTGAGTACCGGTCTGGATGGCTTATCACCACAGACTCAATCTGTACCCACCAGTGTCCTGCATAGTCAGTGCCGGTATCTTCTGCCAGTATAGCCAGGGGGTCTGCCTGCGGATTGCGCAGTAGCATCTTGTACTGGTTAAGCTCGGTGTCTACACTCTTGCACAGGTACTTCTGCAGTCGGCGGTCATGGTTTCCGCTAATCATCACCACGGGAACTGTGTGCGCCAGCTGCAGGACCATATTCACGG